AGCAGGTGGTGAACTGATGCAGGATATTCACGAAGAAAGTCTGAACGAGTCGGTTAAGTCAGAGCAGTCACCGCGGGTGGTACTCTGGGAAATCGACCTGACGGTGCAGGGCGGTGAGCGGTATTTTTTCTGCAATGAGCTGAATGAAAAAGGGGAGCCGGTCACCTGGCAGGGGCGTGAATATCAGGCGTACCCGATTGAGGGGAGTGGCTTTGAGATGAACGGGAAGGGCAGCAGTGCCAGACCATCGCTGACGGTGTCCAATCTGTTTGGTCTGGTCACCGGGATGGCGGAAGACCTGCAGAGTCTGGTGGGGGCCACGGTGGTCCGCCGCCGGGTGTATGCCCGTTTTCTGGATGCGGTGAATTTCGTTGCGGGCAATCCGGAGGCGGACCCGGAGCAGGAGCTGAGTGACCGCTGGGTGGTGGAGCAGATGTCGCAGCTGACAGCCATGACGGCCTCGTTTGTGCTGGCCACACCGACCGAGACGGACGGGGCGCTGTTTCCCGGTCGTATCATGCTGGCGAACACCTGTATGTGGACCTACCGCTCTGATGAGTGTGGTTACACGGGCGGGGCTGTGGCGGATGAGTTCGATAAACCCACCACGGATATCCGTAAGGACAGATGCAGCAAGTGCATGCGCGGGTGTGAACTGCGCAGGAATGTCGGCAATTTTGGCGGTTTCCTTTCCATTAATAAACTTTCGCAGTAAATCCCGGTTTATGACACAGACTGAATCAGCGATTCTGGCGCATGCCCGGCGGTGTGCGCCTGCGGAGTCGTGCGGCTTCGTGATAAGCACGCCGGAGGGGGAGCGGTATATCCCTTGTGTGAATATTTCCGCGGAGCCGGAGGCGTATTTTCGTATCGCACCGGAAGACTGGCTGCGGGCAGAGATGCAGGGGGAGATTGTGGCACTGGTCCACAGTCATCCCGGTGGGCTGCCCTGGCTGAGCGAGGCTGACCGGCGGCTGCAGATAAAAAGCGCACTGCCCTGGTGGCTGGTCTGCCGGGGTGACATTCACAAATTCCGCTGTGTGCCACATCTGACGGGACGGCGCTTTGAGCACGGGGTGACGGACTGTTACACGCTGTTCCGGGATGCTTATCATCTGGCGGGGACTGAAATGCCGGATTTTCATCGCGAGGATGACTGGTGGCGCAACGGCCAGAACCTGTACCTGGACAACCTGGCGGAAAACGGCTTTTGCCGGGTGTCTCCGTCCTCTGCACAGGCAGGCGATGTGCTGCTGTGCTGCTTTGGTTCATCGGTGCCGAATCATGCCGCCGTTTACTGTGGTGACGGCGAGCTGCTGCACCATATTCCTGAACAACTGAGTAAACGGGAGAGGTATTCCGAAAAATGGCAACGACGAACGCATTCAGTCTGGCGTCACCGCCACTGGCACGCATCCGCCTTTACGGGGATTTACAACGATTTGGCCGCCGCCTCAGCCTGTATGTGAACACGGCAGCGGAAGCCATTCGCGCCCTGTCGATGCAGATGCCGGGCTTTCGCCGTCAGATGAACGAAGGCTGGTACCAGATACGTATTGCCGGTGATGACACGGCACCGGAGGCGGTGTACGCCCGTCTTCACGAACAGCTGGGTGAGGGAACGGTCATCCACATTGTGCCGCGACTGGCCGGGGCCGGAAAGGGTGGACTGCAGATTGTGCTGGGGGCGGCAGCCATCGTGGGCTCTTTCTTCACGGCCGGTGCCTCGATGGCGTTATGGGGTACAGCCCTGAGTGCCGGCGGTTTTTCTGCCACCACGATGCTGTTTTCACTGGGGGCCAGCATGATACTGGGCGGTGTGGCCCAGATGCTGGCCCCGAAGGCAAAAACACCGGATTACCGCGCAACGGATAACGGCAGACAGAACACGTACTTTTCCTCACTGGATAACATGATTGCCCAGGGGAACCCGATGCCGGTGCCTTACGGGGAAATGCTGGTTGGCTCCCGCCGTATATCCCAGGACATCAGCACCCGTGATGAAGGCGGGGGCGGAAAGGTCGTGGTTATCGGGCGGCAGGGGTAAAAAGAATAAAAAAATCCCGCAGTGATCGCGGACAGGAACTGCGGGAGAGTTACGAAGATTAAGTGTAAGGAATTATTCTTATATCACGACAAAAAAATTAACGCAGAGAAATTATACGCGCCACAGTCAGTTTGTGAAAATGTGAAGATATTCAGAATTTTTATGCCATTACCGGTTTTAACCAACAGGATTATCGGTGGGCATGAAAGAAAACCCCGGTATCTGCTGATACCGGGGTTTCTCTTTAGCATGGCAGAAATGTGTTTCATGCTTTTCGGGCGAAGGATATCCGACTTCTGTACGGAATGGCAAGTGGCGGTTAATTTATTCAGGGGAAGGCTGTATGGGAAAAGGTGGCGGTAAGGCACACACGCCTCGTGAGGCGAAGGATAATCTCAAATCCACGCAGATGATGAGTGTGATTGATGCGATTGGTGAGGGACCGATAGAAGGTCCGGTGAAGGGACTGCAGAGTATTCTGGTGAACAAAACCCCGCTGACGGACACGGACGGTAATCCCGTGATACACGGTGTGACTGCGGTCTGGCGTGCCGGGGAGCAGGAGCAGACACCACCGGAAGGCTTTGAGTCCTCCGGAGCTGAAACCGGACTGGGCGTGGAAGTGACGAAGGCAAAACCGGTGACGCGCACCATTACGTCCGCGAACATTGACCGCCTGCGGGTTACCTTCGGGGTGCAGTCACTGGTGCAGACCACGTCAAAGGGCGACCGTAATCCTTCCTCTGTCCGGATTCTGATTCAGTTACAGCGTAATGGCCGCTGGGTGACGGAAAAGGATGTCACCATTAACGGCAAGACCACCTCGCAGTTCCTGGCCTCGGTGATTCTGGATAATCTGCCTCCCCGGCCCTTTAACATCCGGATGGTCAGGGAGACGGCGGACAGCACCACGGACCAGCTGCAGAATAAGACGCTGTGGTCGTCATACACCGAAATCATCGATGTGAAACAGTGCTACCCGAACACGGCCATTGTGGGGCTGCAGGTGGATGCGGAGCAGTTCGGCGGCCAGCAGATGACGGTGAACTACCATATCCGCGGTCGCATCATCCAGGTGCCGTCAAACTATGACCCGGAAAAACGCACGTACAGTGGTATCTGGGACGGCAGCCTGAAACCGGCATACAGCAACAACCCGGCCTGGTGTCTGTGGGACATGCTGACTCACCCGCGCTACGGCATGGGAAAACGTCTGGGGGCGGCGGATGTGGACAAGTGGGCGCTGTATGCCATCGGGCAGTACTGCGACCAGACGGTCCCGGATGGTTTCGGGGGGACCGAGCCGCGGATGACCTTTAATGCGTACCTGGCACAACAGCGTAAGGCGTGGGACGTTCTCAGTGATTTCTGCTCTGCGATGCGCTGTATGCCGGTATGGAACGGTCAGACGCTGACGTTCGTTCAGGACCGCCCGTCGGATGTGGTGTGGCCGTACACCAGCAGCGATGTGGTGGTGGATGATAACGGCGTGGGTTTCCGCTACAGCTTCAGTGCCCTGAAGGACCGGCACACGGCGGTGGAGGTGAATTACACCGACCCGCAGAACGGCTGGCAGACCTCCACGGAACTGGTGGAAGACCCGGAAGCCATACTGCGCTACGGACGCAACCTGCTGAAGATGGACGCGTTCGGCTGTACCAGCCGCGGTCAGGCCCACCGTGCCGGGCTGTGGGTGATAAAGACCGAACTGCTGGAAACGCAGACGGTGGATTTCACGCTCGGGTCACAGGGGCTGCGTCACACACCCGGTGACATCATTGAAATCTGTGATAACGACTATGCCGGGACCATGACCGGCGGACGTGTCCTGTCCATCGATGCCGCCAGCCGTACCCTGACGCTGGACCGGGAGGTGACACTGCCGGAGACCGGCACGGCCACTGTTAATCTGATTAACGGCAGCGGTAAGCCGGCGAGCGTGGCCATCACCGCACACCCCGCGCCTGACCGGATACAGGTCAGCACCCTGCCGGATGGTGTGGAGACATACGGTGTGTGGGGACTCTCCCTGCCGTCACTGCGTCGTCGCCTGTTCCGCTGTGTCTCCATCCGGGAAAACACGGACGGCACCTTTGCCATCACGGCGGTGCAGCACGTACCTGAAAAAGAAGCCATCGTGGATAACGGGGCCCGCTTTGAGCCGCAGTCAGGCACCCTGAACAGCGTTATCCCACCGGCAGTGCAGCACCTGACGGTGGAGGTGAGTGCAGCTGACGGTCAGTATCTGGCACAGGCGAAATGGGACACGCCGCGGGTGGTGAAGGGTGTGCGCTTCAGTCTGCGTCTGACCAGCGGAAGCGGAGAAGACAGCCGTCTGGTGAGCACCGCCAGCACCGCAGACACGGAGCACCGTTTCAGCGGCCTGCCACTGGGGGAATACACCCTGACGGTCAGGGCGATTAACAGTTATGGCCAGCAGGGCGAACCGGCCACCACCACGTTCAGGATTAACGCACCTGCAAAACCCGCCACCATTGAGCTGACGCCGGGGTATTTTCAGATAACGGCGGTCCCGCGTCTTGCGGTGTATGACCCGACGGTGCAGTTTGAATTCTGGTTCTCAGAAAAACGCATCACGAACACAGCACAGGTGGAAAAATCTGCCCGTTATCTGGGGACCGGCAGTCAGTGGACTGTCCAGGGGAGCCGGATTAAGCCGGGGACGGATTTCTGGTTTTACGTGCGAAGCGTCAACCTGGTGGGAAAATCTGCTTTTGTGGAAGCCAGCGGGCAGCCCAGCAATGATGGTGAAGGGTATCTGGAAATTTTCCGGGGGCTGATAGATGAGACGCTTCTGGGCCAGGCACTGAAAGAGCGCATTGATGCTTCAGCGCTGCGTACGGAGGTCACGCAACTGGAAGAAGACATCCGTCAGCGGATGGACACGGATATCGCAGAAGTGACCCGGAAAATCGGGAAGGCGGAAAACAGCCTCACGCAGCTGGTTGCGAAAAAGAATGAGGACCAGACACTGGCCATCGCGCAGGTGAGCCAGAAAGTGGACCGGGTGAGCAGTGAAATCTCACAGACTGTCAGCCAGGGGCAGTCAGAAAACGCCCGACAGATAGCACAGGTCCGCCAGTACGTGGATAAAAAAGGGAGTGAAATTACCTCGACCACGGATAAAAAGCTGGGTGACCAGGCCGTGACCATACAGCAAATCCAGCGGGTTCAGTCAGACACGCGCAATGAGCTGAATGCCATGTATATGCTGAAGGTGCAGAAAACAAAAAACGGTATTCCCTATGTGGCCGGGATTGGTGCGGGGATTGAGGATGTTGATGGTCAGACCCTGAGTAACATTCTGCTGCAGGCCGATCGCATTGCGATGATTACCCCGGAGAACGGCAACACCACGCCGCTGTTTGTGGCGCAGGGGAATCAGCTGTTCATGAACGACGTGTTCCTGAAGCGACTGTTTGCGGTGAGCATCACGTCATCCGGCAATCCTCCGACGTTTTCCCTGACGCCGGATGGCAGGCTGACAGCCCGCAATGCGGATATCAGTGGAGCCATCACGGCGAATACCGGCACGCTCAATAATGTCACCATTAACGAGAACTGTGTCATCAGAGGGAAACTGTCTGCAAACCAGATTGAAGGCGATCTCGTTAAAACAGTGGGTAAGGCTTTCCCTCGTGACTCCCGTGCACCGAAGCGTTGGCCATCAGGAACCATTACCGTCAGGGTTTATGACGATCAGCCGTTTAACCGGCAGATTGTTATTCCGGCGGTGGCTTTCAGCGGTGCCAGACATGAGCGGGAGAACAGCGATACTTATTCGTCATGCCGCCTGATAGTGAAGAAAAACGGTGCTGAAATTTATAACCGTACCGCGATGGATAATACGCTGGTTTACAGTGGTGTTATTGATATGCCTGCTGGTCGCGGCGACATGACGCTGGAGTTTTCTGTATCAGCATGGTGGGTAAATGGCTGGTATCCCACAGCAAGTATCAGCGATTTGCTGGTTGTTGTGATGAAGAAAGCCACTGCAGGCATCACGATTAGCTGAATTTTATAACCCCAATACGGGCGCCAGAAATGGCGCCTTTTTTATTGCAGAAAAGCGAGAGGTAATTATGCGTAAATTATGTGCTGTTATTCTGTCCGCAGTAGTCTGGCTGGTTGCCGCTGGTACGCCAGCGAGCGCAGCAGAGCATCAGTCCACACTAAGCGCCGGGTATCTTCAGACCCATACTGATATGCCAGGCAGCGATGACCTGAAGGGCATTAACGTGAAATACCGTTATGAATTTACGGACACGCTGGGGCTGGTGACGTCATTCAGTTATGCCAATGCCAAAGATGAGCAAAAAACGCATTACAGCGATACCCGCTGGCATGAAGATTCCGTGCGTAACCGCTGGTTCAGCGTGATGGCGGGGCCGTCTGTGCGCGTGAATGAATGGTTCAGCGCGTATGCGATCGCGGGTGTGGCTTACAGCCGTGTGTCGACTTTCTCCGGGGATTATCTCCGCGTAACTGACAACAAGGGGAAAACGCACGACGTGCTGACCGGAAGTGATGACGGTCGCCACAGCAATACCTCTCTGGCGTGGGGAGCTGGCGTGCAGTTTAACCCGACCGAATCCGTGGCCATTGATATTGCTTATGAAGGCTCCGGCAGTGGCGACTGGCGAACGGATGCATTTATTGTTGGTATCGGATACCGTTTCTGACAACAGACGCCGATTTATCTTCTGTAAATATTGTTATGATACGCAGGTTCATCCGCCTTATGGGGTGAACTGCGTTTGAGGAAACGTAAAGTTACACTGTCCTGAAGCCCGTGGCGTCACTGCTGCGGGCTTTTTTTATTGGTGGAAAAGTATGACAGTAAAAATTTCTGGCGTGCTTAAAGATGGCACAGGAAAACCAGTACAGAACTGCACCATTGTGCTGAAGGCCAGACGGACCAGCAGCACGGTGGTGGTGAACACGGTGGCCTCTGAAAATCCGGATGAAGCCGGGCGTTACAGCATGGATGTTGAGTATGGCCAGTACAGCGTCACCCTGCTGGTTGAAGGTTTTCCACCTTCACATGCCGGGACCATTACCGTCTATGAAGGTTCCAGACCAGGTACGCTGAATGATTTTCTCGGTGCCATGACGGAGGATGATGCCCGTCCGGAGGCACTGCGCCGTTTTGAGCTGATGGTGAATGAAGTGGCACGTCATGCCGGAGCGTCATCACAGAGTGCAGCGGCGGCAAAGAAATCCGAAACGGCAGCGGCCTCATCGAAGAACGCGGCGAAAACCTCAGAAACGAATGCAGCTAACAGCGCACAGGCGGCAGCGGCCTCGCAGACTGCATCGGCAAACTCCGCGACAGCAGCCAAAAAATCAGAAACCAACGCGAAAAATAGCGAGACAGCCACAAAGGCCAGCGAAAAAAACGCAAAATCCAGCCAGACGGCAGCGAAAACCAGTGAGACGAATGCCAAAGACAGTGAAGCCAACGCAAAGGTGAGCGAAACAGCGGCGGCGAACTCGGCGAAAGCATCGGCAGCAAGCCAGACGGCAGCAAAAGCAAGTGAAGATGCTGCCAGAGAATACGCAAACCAGACAGCAGAGCCGTACAGATATGTTTTACAGCCGCTGCCGGATGTGTGGATACCCTTTAATGATTCGCTGGATATGATTACGGGCTATTCTCCGGGTTATAAAAAAGTGAAGATTGGTGATAATGTGGTTCAGGTTGCCAGTGATAAACAGGTTAATTTCAGTCGCGCATCAACGGCAACATATATCAACAAATCTGGCGAACTGAAAACGGCGGAAATTAATGAGCCACGATTTGAGTGTGATGGCCTGCTTATTGAGGGGCAAAGAACGAACTTCTTCCCGAACAGTACAGACCCTTCGAAGTGGAATAAGTCAACTTCACTGGACGTTACAGAAACAGGCACAGATAGTTTCGGGTTTAATTATGGCCGGTTTGTCGTACAGGATTCGATTGTTGGTACAAGTAAAGCGCATACCATTATCGGACTGTATTCGAGTACCGGAGGGGTTGATACTTCAGGGGACGAAAAGCATGTAACTATATCCTGTCGGGTAAAAAGTGAAGTTGATAATATCGCCGTTCGTATTTTATTTGAACATTATGATGGGGAGGTAAGGACATCAATAGGAGCAGCAAACCTGAACCTTACCACCCGCATAATTAGCAAGACAGGTCAGACAAGCCGTGTTACAGCAAGGTCTGTTAAGGATGATGCAACTGGCTGGATATTTTTTGAGGCTACATTAAAAGCAGATACAACAGAAAATACGGTTGGTGGTTTTGTCCAGTATTCTCCGGATACAGGGCAGATGGTTGCATCAGGGGATTATCTCGATGTAACCACTCCACAGATTGAGGCTGGTACAGGCGCATCATCTTTTATTGTTACGGGGACGGCACCGGTAACGCGGGCAAGCGATATGGTTACAGTTCCGATTAAGAATAATCTTTATAATCTTCCTTTTACGGTTCTTTGTGAGGTACATAAGAACTGGTATAAAACGCCAAATGCAGCACCGCGTGTTTTTGACACATACCGGCATCAGGCAGATGCGGGGATCGTAATGGGGTTTGGTTCATCAGGTGGGTACGACGGTTTTCCGTATTGTGATATAGGTGGTTCAAACCGACGAATAAATGAAAATGCCGGGCTGAAAAAAATGCTTATTGGTATGCGGGTAAAGTCCGAACGGTCCACATGTTTAGTCAGTAACGGTAAGTTAAGCAGCGAAACTAAAACCAAATGGGAATATATCCGGAGTACAGCAACCATTCGCATTGGTGGACAAACTACAGCAGGATTACGCCATTTATTTGGGCATGTGAGGAATTTTCGTCTCTGGCATAAAGAGCTAACAGATGCGCAGCTTGGGGAGGTTGTGGAGTGAGAGATTTCACGTTGCGTTTCAGTGATAAAGCAGATTTCAGGGCATTTCTCAGGAAACTTAACTGGGAAGAGGACGAAGAGCTGCAGAATGCCGTTCTGGTTGATGAGATTGGTTTTACGTTCAGTGAGTCAGGTGTTTCTGCTGACGGGGAGCCTGAATACACGCGAGACGAAGGGTACTTTGTTAATATTCGTCTTCTTGACGATGGCTTTGATGAATCCGTGTTCCGTGAGTGGGTGGTTACACCAGAGCGCCCGCTCAGGGAGTGGTTTTAAGGGGAGCAGATGGATATCACGCCGATACTTCATGCAATTTGTGCCGTAGCGGTACAGGTACTGGCTGGTCTTTTTACCGGAAACTGGGCTTACGGGGCGATAGCCGGTTGTACGTTCTTCATTGCGCGTGAACACACCCAGGCAGAATATCGCTGGATTGAAATGTTCGGGCATGGCAAGCGGATTAACATGCCGTGGTGGGGCGGTTTTGATCCACGCGCGTGGGATGTGGCAAGCCTGATGGATTTTGCTGTGCCGGTGGTGGCGTGTCTGCTGATCTGGATGTTGATCCGTTAAATATAAAAAGTAAAAAGCCGCAGTAACTTGTCATGACAGGATACTGCGGTTGGCTGGTTAACTTTCGATAGTGCTAGTATTGAATGATTTCCAGCCGTTACCGATTTTATATAACTGCAGTGGAATTATTCAACACACAGGCAAAACGGAATAAGCTGAGAAAAAAAGCGTGCTTACCCAATCTGGGGTAAATCACGTCTGAATGACACCTGAAAACAGGTGGTGGCCTCAAGAAGGCTTGGAATATTCTTCTTTAATGTTATGTAATTTATTGATTTTTCGTGTACGATTTTAAGACATTTATTCCAAGAAAAGTTTTTAACTCTTTGATTTTTCGACTCTGTATCATCGGTCTCGAAAACCGGAGTAGGGGCAACTCTACCGGGGGTTCAAATCCCCCTCTCTCCGCCAATCATTCAACAAAATCAATCACTTACAAAGCATTTTTGATTTTGTCATGCATAAATCCCTGCATTAAAATTCCTTTCTCTCGCTCAATTTTTCTTACTACTGATGCTGTTTTTTACCATTTTGCCGCGCGTCGGGCATCCACTTTTATGCTCTCGAGTTCTGAAGTGGTTTACTGAATTTGGCCACCTGAACAGAGGTGATATGCTCACCTCAGAACAACACAGGTGCCATAATGAAAAAAAGAAATTTCAGCGCAGAGTTTAAACGCGAATCCGCTCAACTGGTCGTTGACCAGAATTACACCGTGGCAGATGCAGCCAGCGCTATGGATGTCGGCCTTTCCACAATGACGCGATGGGTGAAACAATTACGTGATGAGCGGCAGGGAAAAACACCAAAAGCCTCCCCTATTACCCCGGAACAAATTGAAATCCGTGAGCTCAGGAAAAAGCTACAACGTATTGAAATGGAAAATGAAATATTAAAAAAGGCTACCGCGCTCTTGATGTCAGACTCCCTGAACAGTTCTCGATAATCGGGAAACTCAGGGCGCGTTATCCTGTGGCCACTCTCTGCCATGTGTTCGGGGTCCATCGCAGCAGCTACAAATACTGGAAAAACCGTCCTGAAAAGCCAGACGGCAGACGGGCTGTATTACGCAGCCAGGTACTTGAACTGCATGGCATCAGCCACGGCTCTGCCGGAGCAAGAAGCATCGCCACAATGGCAACCCAGAGAGGCTACCAGATGGGGCGCTGGCTTGCTGGCAGACTCATGAAAGAGCTGGGGCTGGTCAGCTGTCAGCAGCCGACTTACCGGTATAAACGTGGTGGTCATGAACATGTTGCTATCCCTAACTACCTTGAACGGCAGTTCGCCGTGACCGAGCCAAATCAGGTGTGGTGCGGTGATGTGACCTATATCTGGACGGGTAAGC